TCAAATATCCTTTAATCTTCTGTTCATGTCATCCAGCTTGGCTCCGAAGTCATTGTAGGTAAGCTTTGAATACTTCACGATGTCTTCGAGGTAGCTGTTTGTCATAATCATCATGTTTCTTATCTCCAATACTGCACCATTGGTTGAGATACCGAGTGTAACGATGCTCTCCATCTGTGATATGGTGGTAGTCATGTTCTGAGCTATGGACTCTCCTGCAATCTGTAGAGCGGTGAAGCGACCATTCAGCTCGTCTGCGGTATCTTGCCCCATAGATGCCCATCCTCCGCTTGTTGCTGTCTGTGATGAGGATGATGAACCGGTGTAGCCAGTTACCTTTGCCCACTCGTCACGTCTCTTCAAGCCTTCCTGGACTATATCATCGTAACGCTTATAGAAAGCATCTACATCTTCTTTGGTTAGCTTTCCGTTTTTATCCTTCATAGCCTTTGCCCAATCATCGTAGAGTTTCTTCAAGTCTCCATTGATAAGGTCTTCCATACTGAAAGAGAGAAGGGACTTCTGCATCTTTTCTGCGAAATCATCTGCCATTTCGCTAGCAAAGTCGCTACCATCCTTCTTCATGTCCATGAGGTCCGTCAAAAAGCTATCTCTCATTCCATTGAAGGAAATCTGAGTAAGGTTCTCCTTGAACTGCTCTGACAACTCTTCCAGCTTGCCCGCTTGGTCTATGTAGTCATTCAACTTCTCTGTCAGACGTCCACCATAGTTACCCTTTCCAGTGTTCTCGATATGCTCCCAGATGGCAACGTTGCCACGGAGGAGCTTCATTTCCTCTGGACTGAGGGAGAAGAGGTCGCCATTGAAGTCTGATTTGACGTTCTTCTTGATCCAATCAATCTCCTCACTACCGAAACCGCTCCAATAACGATTCCATGAGTGGTGCGAACCGTGATAGCTTGCCTGTGCCTTGGCGATGTCGAGGTAGTTCTGATTAGTCTCCTGCTGATTCTTGTAGGCTTGCTCGTAGTATGAGGTTGCCTTGGAGCCAAAGGAGTTTTCCATTGCATCAGTCAAATCCTCGATGGATTGCTGCAAGAGGGTATTTCTGTCTGTCAGTCTTTCGATGGTGTCATTGACTTTCTTTGCATTTCCATCTCCACCGAACAGACTATTGAAACCACCGAATGAAAGCGTGTTGAGGATATGAGAAACGTTGTTTCCGATACTCTTCAATGGCTTCATAACGATGTCACCCGATAAAGCATCATCAAGGATGCCCGTTACTGCGCCAAAGACCGTGTCCATGAGGTTGCTGATGAGTGTTCCGAAGCCATCTTTCAGAATATCGAGGATGCCGAGTATTGCGGAGATTATTTCACCTGCCATACCGCTATCTCCTAAAGCTTTCGTCAGAGATTTGGCTGCGTCACTATCTTTACCGAGCAACCCTTGGATGCCCTTTGCAAGCGTGTTGGCAACGTCCTTCTGCATAGAGCCACCGAAAAGCTTGTCAAGCCCTAGGATAGAGTTTCCTATGCCTTTGAGCGACCCCGATGTAAGACCCTGCAAACCATTTTCTAGCTGCTGGAACTGAGAAACTGCCTTCTGTGCTGATGTCTGCAAGTCTGATGATGCCTTCTGAACTGATGAACCGAACTCCAAAACGTTGTTAGATGCGGTAGCGAGTACGCCCTGCGCTCTAGAGAGGTTGGCTTCAGCCTTGCTGATACTTGTCTTGTCACCGCTCTTCTTAGCCTTGGCGAGGTCTTCCTGCGCCTTGGTGACAGCTTTTGTGGCTTCAATCTCTCGCTCCTGTGCATCAATATAGCCCTGCATGGCTGACTGATAGGAGTTGATGTCGTCCGAAACCTTCTTAAAGATGTCACTATTCCAGATGGTGGCAGAGCCTTGTAGCTTGGAGATAAGCTCCTGTATGGTCTTCTGCTCATTAACATCGGTTGTGCTCTTGGACAGCTCCTGCAACTTCTTTATTGTTGGTTCCAGTTGGTCCTTGAACATAGCTCCGAAGTCTCCGAAGACGCTTCCCCAATCGATGTTCTGTCTGATAGCATTTATCTCGATGGTTTGGAGGTCCTTCTTTCTCTGCTGCTGAAGAGAGAGCTTTTCGCCCTGTGTCTGAGCCTTGGCAATCTTCTCTTCGTATTCCTCGGCAATGGCTTGCTTCTGCTGATAGAGTGAACCATACTCCTTCAAGTAGTCACGCATAGAGGTGAGGGCTTCCCTGTTGACCTCATCAAGCTTCTTGTTGTACTCTTGGGTAGCGAGGTCTCTAGCCTTATTGAGGGCATTGGACTGAGCAGAGGTAAGGGTTACTTTCTTGCCAGCTTCCTTGTTTTTCTTCTTGAACTCTGCTTCCTGCTTGTCAATCTCGGCTTTGCGCTTGGCATAGTCGTTCTTGATTTGAGCAAGCTTCTTCTCCGTGCCTTCCTGCATGAGGGAGATAGTTTCATCTGTATTTTTCTGCTGCAAAGCCTTCAAGCGGTTGTTTAAATCCTCCTGGACTTTGATAGCTTTGTTTCCTTCCTTGATGCGAGTCTTACGTGCCGTTGCTGCTGCCTTCGCTACCTTACCACTTACATCACCACCTAGTTTCGAGTAGGCATCCTTGGCTGCTTTCAAGTCTTGTGTGGCGGTTTCGTATTGAGAGGCGGTGTATTTGCTCTTATTTTTCTCCATAGCAGCAACCTTCTTCCTGGCTGCATTGTATTCGCGCTGCGCCTTGTTGTAAGCTTGCTGATAGGTTTCCGTAGAACCATTGTTAGCCAACGCTTGTGCCTTCTTTTTGGCTTGGTTGAGGGATTGTTTGGCTGTGTTCCATTGAGCTTTGAAAATCAAAGGAATGGTCGTAGCTCCTGTGACCGCCCAATTACGCTTCATCGCTAAGAGGTTGTTCAGAACCTTTGTTTTCTCAGACTCCTGCATGCGGAGATTCAGATCAGCAGGATTGTTCTTGATGTCCTCTCGAAGACCTGCTATCTCTTTCTGAGCCTTATTGATGAACGCATCCAATCTACTCTCACCTGTGGCGTAGTTGATGGTTTCGTTGGCTGCTTGCCAATCGTTAGCCAGATTGATTGCTTCGTCATAGAAGTCAAAGATTTCTTGACGTACACTTTCGTTCTCCTGTGCTTCTTGCAAGCGAACTTCGATAGGCTTTGCATTCTCGGCTGCTTGGTCTCGAAGTTGGATGATGTTGGAAAGCTTTTCTTCTGCTTGATCAAGGTCTTCTTGTGCCTGTTGTAACTGACCACCTAGCAATGATGCTTGTCTTCCTCCGTTGTATGCCGCATCATCATGTAGTTGCTTGTTGAGACTTTCAACCTCTTGGCGGAACTTCTCAACTTCCTCAACAGCCTTATCGTACTTCAACTCATCCATGCTCTCGGCAACTTCCTTCTGCGTCTTAGCAAAATCGGCAGATGCTAGTTGAGCTTGTGAGTATTGTTCCGTTAACTGAGGTGCGAGGTTGGAGAGTTTTTGGTAAGCTTCTGCCTTCTCGTATTCTGTAGCTGTCTCAGACTGAATAGTTCTGATAAGGCTTTCGATATTTTGCTGACGTTCCTTGACCTTGTTATCAAACTCATCCCATGCTTCATTGGATTTCCTTACTGCCGTTTCATGTGCTGTTTCTGCGGTAGCAAGCTTATATACGGCATAGGTTACTGCTGCGATGGTAGCAGCTATCCAAAACAGAGGACTAGAGAACATAGAAGCATTCCATGCGTCCTGTGCCCTTTTGCAGAGAAGGGTGACCTGTGCCCATATTCCTTTGGCTGCGGTGTCTCTTGCGGTAGCTGCGGTATTCAAGCCTTGGGATGCGGTGTTAGCCGCATTGGCTGCGGTATTTGCTTCTGTGGCTGCGGTTGCAGCGGTTTCTCTAGCCGTATGGAGTTGCTTTGCGATGTTGTTCCTTTCGTTAACGGCAGTGTTGAGTTTGATTTCTGCTGTCTCTACCTTCTGTCCGTCTGTATAGGATTGCAGGGCATCGTAAGCATCTTGGAGTGATTGAACTTCATTATCCTGCATTGCAAGTTTGTTCTCCAATGCCTTCACTTCCTCTGCGGCTGCGGTGGCTGCGTCTGCCTTTGCTTTTGCCTGCGCCTGTAGTTCGGCAACGTAAGCCGCGACCTCTTCACGCTTAGATGCTACCAGCTCTGCCTGTGCTGCTGATAATTGACCTTTGGCTACTGCTTCTTCAAGGTCTGTCTTCTTCGCTTCTTCCTTCATAGGGAGCAAAGATTCAAGAGCTGACAACTCGGCTGCATATCCTGCATTTGTTGTTGCTGTGTCAAAGGCTGCTATACTAACTGCCATTGCCTTATACAGACCGATGGCAGATGCGGCTGCAAGGATAACCTCACCTATCTCCTTCCAATGGTCGATAACCTTAGATGTGATATCCAAAGCATCATTCATCAAGCCTTCGGTCTGTGTGCCGAGGTCATTGATAGCCATTTCGATGGTGTCTTGGATATTGCTTATCTGACCCGTAATAGAGTGAGATTGCTTTTCCATCAATCCACCGAACTTACCGCCTTCATTGGTAAGACTTTCGATAGCCTTCTTGACTTCGGGGAAACCTACCTTACCTGCTGTCACTAATTCCGAAACCTTATCCTTGGTAACTCCGAACTGCTTGGCAAGTTCCTCTGTCAAAGGAATACCGCGACCTGTAAATTGCATCAAGTCTCTTGTGAACAATCGACCTTGCACCATCGTGGTACCATAGAGCCATGTGAGGTCCTGCAAGTTCAATCCCAATCCTGCTGATACGTCACCGAGCCTTCTCATGGTATCGGTAATCTCGTTGGCTGCAAATCCGTATGCAAGGAGCTGCTTTGCGCCATTTACCACACCCTTCATGTCAAAAGGTGTAGAAGCAGCAAGGTTGGCGAGGTCTGAAATCATTCCCTTTGCCTTCTGTCCGCTACCGAGCATGGTTTCAAAGGCAATCTCAAACTGCTGAAACTCTCCTCGGACAGTACCCAGTGTGCTGATGATTTCCTTTGCCGTAAAGCCAGCGAAAGCCACCGATGCAACAGACTTGATGCGATTGAAAACATTCTCAATGCTCTGCCCCTGCTGCTCGACTGCTCTTGCTGTCTGTGATACTCCATCCTGTACCCCTCGAAAGGCTTTCAGTACGGATGAATTATCGCCTGTTATGTCAAACTTGATACTTGCCATTTTTTTATTCTGTCAATTACGTAAAGGTGCACCTCCTCACTCAAACCTTTATTCTTTACTTTGTTCTTGTTATTGAAGGAGGTTAAATTGGATTCTCTTCGCTCTGTCTGATCAGCTCCATGATGTCCTCTTTGTTATCTCCGCTGAAGACCTTCTCTGTTGCTGATGGAATGTGAGCCTTCTTTCTTTCCTCATCGGATAGATAGATGGAAGTTATCTTATCCTTCATCATAAGCGTGAGGTTGTTGTATGAGATTTCCCACAGAACATAGTCAAGGGTCCACTTGTATCTCTCGCAAGCTGCATCAATGAGAGAGCCCCAAATGGTCCTGCCACCAAAGATATACTGATTGCTGGAGTCTTTGGCTTGGTTTATCTTCTCCATACGCTCCGCTTCCTTGTCTATCCCACATTCCGTGATGATGTCGTGAAGCTTGTTGTCTGAGAGTATGGTGATGAGAAGAGTAGCTATATCATCGTTATCACAGAACTTGAAGATGATGTTTTCCCTTGCCTTCAATATGCGTGAACTGAGCATATCGGATTTCTTCTGAAGAGTGTGGAAGGCTATTATCTTACAGCAAAGACTTCGATTCTCCTCTACTACACGGAGTGCTTCAATGAGGGGATTCAGCTTTAAGTTATCATCTTTGATACCTAGCTGCTTAATCAATGGAGCAGTCAAATACATCTTGCCTAAAGTCTGAGGGTAGATAAACAAATGTCTTCTACCTACCTGTATGCCTAGAGGTGTATCTGTTAACACCATGGCTATAATAGCGCCAATTTCGATGTCATTCTTCATAAGTCAATAAAATTTGTTAGCACCCAAGACAGGACTCGAACCTGCGTCTTTCAACCAGCATTTTAAAGACCAACTGGATTTCATGTGACGGACTTTGGTCTCGCTCTAACCAACTGAGCTACTTGGGTAGGTTGCCGACTGATAACCCTCAATCGGCTGAAGGGTGAGAAGAAATCAACGTATTGCCTTAGGGTTCACCTTCGACCTGTCCGTTTGTTGGAATGGTTATTTCCGTTGATGTGCCTGTAGCACCTGCAGGATGCTTGAATGTAAGAACGTATTCGTCTGTCTTTCCATTAGCCTTCTTGGCTGTGATGATGCGCCAACGGAACTGACAATATACGGTCTCACCCTTCTTGTTGGTGGTCTTTGCTACCTCGTCACCCTCTGGCACAAGAGCCTTGTGGGTGTACTGCATCAAAGCACCATCCGCAGATGAATATGATTCCTCTACGCTGACGGTTGAATTGCCAATATAGCAGCCAGGGTTCTCTGCATCTTCCGGCTGAACAGCGATAGCGTAGTTTCCTTCGATAAGTCCATCAATGGTAGGGAATGGCTGAGGTAAGCCCTTCTTGATGAACTCTTGATAAACGAGTTCGTAGGTGGACTTAGTTGTCTTTGAATCGACAATACCGCCACCTTCCTCCTTAGCTTCTGTTGTATCACCCTTGGTAGGGTTCAGCTGGGTAGTGTCCTCCTTTGGAGTGTCGAGCTTCTTCCAGTTGTTGGTTGCAGCACTAAGGTCACGAACATAGATGGATGGTTTTCCCCATGTTGTTACTGACATAATCTTAATCGTTTATAGTTTGATACAATAATTTGTTATTAATGATGTGCTCACTTGTGCCCTCGCAAGCTATTACCCTCTGTTCACTCATAGACAAGCGGAAATCTGATCCATGAACCGCTTCGAAGGTAGAGAAAGAGAGTTGACATAACTCACGGAGCCTTGCCGTGTTCTCTTCCTTTCGGGTATTGCCTTTCTTTGTGATAGCTTGATCTTGAACATAGATGTTTACATTTACAAAAGCTTCTTGGATTTGCGAGGTTTGATTTGCTAGCACTGAGATGCAAATATCTTCCTTGCCAGTTGTACCTGTTCCATAGAATGGTCTTCCTCGCTTGCACAGACTACCAGTTACAGCATTCTTTAATTTCGAAGAAGAGATAATGTTGTACACATCATCCTTAATATCAATATCCGATTTCATAGCCTTATCTGATTGATTCTACTTACAGCTTTATCCACAGCGAGCTTTAGTTTACCATCAACGACAGAACGAGCCCATAACTCAGTGGATGCAAGCACATCTTTATTTTCTTTAGCTTCTACAAAGTCTGCATAGTTCATAGCCGCGACTACTACCAATGCGTAAACCTGTGAGTATTCCTTGGCTAGGTCAGCTATCATTTGTCTTCCTTCTTGTGAACCATTAGAACCATTGCCTATGGAAGCAAAGGCTGATTCTACTTGTTTCCTTCCGTAGTCAAAGATGGCATAACCGATGGAACTTCGTAGGTTTCCTGTATGGTCTATCCAACTTTCCTCTGCCGAGCGGTCTCTTATCCTTGCATTACATTCTTCTCCTAGCTTGGCATAAGCAGTGAGGATTTCTTGCTTTATTATCGCCATAGCGGACTGAAAAAAGTTATCGAGCGCAGACTGAGAGGTTGAGAGTTTTATACCCATATTTTACATTGCAGTTGATAACGATGAAAGCCGAGTACAACAAATTCCTTCACTTCGTTTCCGAAGAGCTTTACACGGATTTTGTCTCCATACTCGAAATCGCGGCATGCTCTAGGAAGGTTGTAGATGGTGTAGGAATAGTTCTTAGCAGAACCATCGGGGATAGTGATAACGTTTGCCTTTCCAGCAGGAACAATATCACACTTACAATAGTTCTCCACCCATTCTTCTGAGCCTTGAACATAGTCTCCGTTATCGTCTTCATACCCATCAGTTACGTGTAGGTAATCTAGGGTATGAGCAGCGAAATCCAATACAGCCATATCTTAACCTCCTATATAAACCATCGGTTGACCCAGTGCAGGGGATTCACCGATGGCTTTGTATAAAGCATTTATTCGAACTAGCAGCCTTTCCTTATCCTTGTCAGATAGTGTTCCAATGCTCTTGTCTGACTCGGATAAGCTTACAGCTTGTATGAGAGAGTACAGACAATCAGCAAGCGCACCTTTCCATTCCTTGGACTGAGCGACCTCGAATGTATATTCATCATCACCATTAAGCTGACGTTCTATCATCTTATTCTCCACGAATCCTAAAGGGATAGGGTAGTGGATTTCATCAATCAATGCTTGCTTTATTGTCTTCATATCAATTCAAATTAAACCTCTGGAGTGAGTTTAGAGAGAACTTCGGCTTCCTCCTCATCGCTGAGTGAGTTGAGAGCCTTAATCAGAGTCTCATCGGTTGAGTTAGCCTTCACATTGGCACCAGCAGCCTTCAAAGCAGCGATGAGGTCAGCCTTCTTGTACTTCTTACCCTTGTAAGTTGTATACTGATCGGTAGTATCGTCTGCCTCGGCTTCTGTATCAACCTCCTCAGACTTGGTAGTAAGCATGTAAATCTGATCTACGTCCTCGATTACTGGCAAGCATATAGCCTGTCCTGCGGTAACCTCCTGCAATGATGGCTCATTCTTGGAGTACTTAGAGATAAGCTTGTAGCTGTCAACGTTAGAATACTGAACACCTGCTACTCGGTTGGTATCCTCTGCAAGGGTACCCCAAACGAAAGAGCCTACGTTGGTGTTACAGATGAAGATGATGTTATTCTCATTCCATGGCTTAACTGATTTTGGCTTTCCGTTCTTCTCGATAATCACGGTTCGGTTGATAACCTTGATGGCTGCACCGAACTCATCCTCGAATGCTTCCGAGAAAGCTGACTCCGATGGTGTCTTGAGCTTGGTATTTTCGGTATAAGTCTTACCCTCGTAGTCGGCAACAAGCTCTTTTGCCCATTGCTCCTTGCGGATTTTCTTAATCTGCGTCTTAGCGAGCATAACCTGTATGATGGTATTGTTATCGGCATTTGCCTTATCGAAGATTTTCTCGAAATCGTCTCGTGTTGTAACACCATTGGTTTCTGTTTTGAAGCAGTTTGCCTTAAAATATCCATAGTCAACACGGATAGCCTTACCCGAATTGTCTGCATCTTCAACGGCAATAATACCATTAGAGAGACCTGCCAAGAAGTTCATTTCGTTACGCTCTTCGAGACCGACAGAGCAAGCGACACCATCATTCATGAGCTTGTTGATGATACGAGCCTTTGCAGTTTTAGCAGCCTGTTGTGTTGATGTAGCCTGCTCAACCAAGCCTTGCGCCTTGAATGAATTGGCTCTCGCTACAATGTTCTCATACTGAGCCTTCATGATGTTGATGTTGTTGATATCAGACTCGAAAAGAATCTTCTTCATCGCAATCTTTGGCAACTTACCATTAGAGGTTGCGATTTGACCACGCTTCTTCAATGGAATGTCCGAATCCATCTCAACGATGTCGGCAGCTACGTACGTGGTCTTAGCTGATGAACCTTCCCACTTCTGATCTGGAGAATACACATCGGTAAGCATCTCCTTGTAAAGATAGGTACGCTCCTTCGGATTCTCCTTCTCCTTAACATACAAGCTAAGTTTAGGGAAGATAGCTCGGATAAACTGAATAAAAAGTGATTCGTTCATATAAACAATCTTTTAAGTTAAAAACTAGAGCACAACTTAGTCATGCTCAAAAATAAGACTTGGGAGAGCAGTCTTAATGGCGGTTCTCTGAGTTTCGTCCTTGAACTGATAAGGCATTGCCACATCATTCACGCGACCATTATCCATAATGGCAACCGCTTCACCCTTCATGCGTGAGCGAACGACAACACCAGCAAATTCTGCTTCGCTAGCCTTGTCTTTGTACTTGCCATCTTCGGTTTCAAGTGGAGAATACTCATAAACATCATTAACCTTCTTGCGGACAATGATGTGACCTGCCTGAATAACCTCATCATTGAAGTTGGCGTAGTCGAGTGCTCTACCGCCTGTGATACCACCGAGATACTGACGGATAACCACAGCGTCCTTACCCATGTCGTAGCCTTTGGTTTTTGGCTTGTAGTCTTCTGCTACCATAATCTAATAATTTATTAGTGAAACAATAGATGATTACATCTGAGCCAGCTCCTTGACTTCATCATCAGACATTAACTTATCTTCCTCCTTTGGCTGAGGTTTGGTATCGGGAGCAGGGATTCGTCCAAGCTTTTCAAGACCCTTTTCAAGTCTTTCCTTGTTCTCTTCCTCAATATCTTCCTTCAACTCATCGAGGTAGTCCTCAAACTCCTCTTCATTCTCAAACTTCATGTGAGAGAAAGATTTAAGCCGACGCTCTCCGAACTTACCTGTGTCCTTCAGCAGCTCCCTTACCTTTGCGGTACGGCTGTTTGTGGTATTGCCCGACTTCAATGCAGTTACATCGCCTTGGAGTGTAGCAACAGCCTTCGTAAGTTCCTTGATTGCGTTGAGGGTAGCGGAGTCATCATCATCGCTATCCTTCTTGCCCTTCTTGCCCTTCCGTGACGGACTTCTACGTGCTGGATCGTCATCTGGATCTGGATCGTCATCTGGATCTGGATCGTCATCATCGGGTGCAGGATGAGCGTTTTTGTACTCTGAGACTTGGCGGTCTGCTGCGGACTGAGTTAACTGGAGTAACGGCAAGACATCATCAATTGCGTCACTAATACCTTCACTAACTTCTTCGTCAGTAGCATCATCTTTGAGTTGAAGTTTGTTGGCAACATTGGCGGCAACACCCTTTAACTCCTTACGACTGAACCCCAATGCCTTAATGTCTCGATTGGTTTTCAGTGCTTCAAGAACTTTTTTGTAATACTTGTTCATTGCTTGTTGAGTTATATTTAACAAAAAATGGTCTGCGAGCGAAATGCAGGCAGACCAAACGTAGAACTCGGTGTAAGAGCAATGTTACGAAAAGTTCTGTCACGTGCATCTTCACACGCTTTTATGGGTGCAAATATACGAAATATTATTTAATCAACAAATAGTTTTTGCAAAAAAGTGAGAAATTATTTTCATTTCAATAAACAAGGGAGAACTTCACAGCCCTCCCTTGGAAGATAAGATGCAATAAAAATGCACTTAAACGTGCAAAATATCTTCTGTGTTCAAGTTAGATTCTTTTGGTATGTAATTATGGGTTTGAGGTATTTTATCGGCTTGTAGCCTATAGTCTTCCTTTGTCGTGGTAAGAGTAATACTGATCGGACTTGCTACTGATGATAACGTGGTCCATAAAATACAATCTCATTATTTCACAAGCCTTCTGTATCTTATATGTTATCTCATCGTCAGACTTTGATGGAAAGCAGTTAGAGCTTGGATGATTGTGAACCAATGCTATTATTACGGCATTGCAGGAGATAGCTTCTTTACACACAATTCTTACGTCTATAGGGGTCTCTGATATTCCACCTTGTGACAATCGAACCATTTTGATTAATTTGAAGTTGTTATCCATACAGAACAGATAAGATTCTTCTATTTCTAAATCCTTGACGTATGGTAAAATATAGTTGTAGATGTCGAGGGAACTACCCAAATCTGTAAGTTCTTGCGACTTCTCTTTCATAAATCTTCTGCCAAGTTCGAATGCAGCGAGTATAGCGGTAGCCTTCTTTTCACCTATTCCTTTGATAGATGTAAGCTCCTGCAATGTCCTCTTGCTTGCCTTTCTGAGGGAATGACTATCATCAAAGATTTTTCTTATTGGTTCATTGCCCTGTAGCATAGGGTCTATACCGATAATTGAAGCAATAAGGTTCTCGTTACTCAGATATTCTACCCCATATTCCTTTGCGTATGATGTGATAGAATCGTACTTGATAGTTCTTGTATTATCCTTCATAAGATACCTCCTCTATGTCTTTTGAATAATTGAACACAACATCAAAACTGAAACCCAATTCAGTAATGAGGTAGAAATGAATATCCTCCCAGTCCCAACTTGAAGGAATGCCTTTTATCTTTTTAGACTTTTCGGCATCCATTGCTATGATAACGTTCTCTTCCATTGCTCTATCTTATTTTTAAAAGTTCATAACTTTCGTTTCATACACTATGAATCCTATCTGATCCGCAACAATCAGTTTCAGATGATTTCCTCCTGGTCCATTTATATCACCATCATTCAATCCGATTTCCTCTAACGTTTCCTTGATGGCAGTTTGGTAATCTCCTATACCTTGAATCAATAAGCATAGGTCTGGTCTCTCATCAAGAAACTGGTGAAAACCATATAGGCTATATGAGCCTTTTTTGATGAGTGAGAAGAAATCTTTCCATTCATCACCACTAATCTGCGTGGTTACGGATTTAAGCTCTTCTATTGTTGTGCAGTTGCTTTCCATACGATTTCGTTTAGCGTGATACGATGAAGTCTTTATCAGTAAAAGTCTGATCCTTATATTTTTCGAACAACTCTCGGTCGCTGATGCAATCATTAGCACATGCTAACTCTCTGAATGAAAGTTTGTACCCAACAAACTTATCTTTCAACATTTCGATTTTGAGTTCTTCTTTCTGAAGTTCCGATAATTCATATACTGTCATATTCATTTCCTCCTATTAAACATTGCTATCCAACAATTCAAATTTAATTCCTTTATCGGTTTTCTTAGCCATCCATTTTGCTGTAACCACGCCACCATTCCATGCTTTTATGAGAGGGAGAACCTTACATTCCCCTACATTTATAATCTGTGTCATATACTCGCAAGCACCTTCAAAAGTATCGAATGCGTGAAGTAATACCGTATATCTATCTGATTCTGTGTAAACGTTCATTGCTCTTTCCTCCATTATTAATTTTTCATACATTCTTTTACTGCGAACTGATCCTTTAGCAGGCATTGAGTGCTTGCATATCTACCTTGACCGATTGGCAAAAAGTAGTCTACAATTGCGTTCCATCTGCTTCGGAAAACGCCAGAACCTTTGACATTGGCGATGAAGCTATCTTCTGTAGCTTCGCTTACGAGTGCATTGCTGTATTTGCAAATCTCTTCCCCTGTATACTTGTTGATGATTGTAATCATTGCTCTTATCTCCTATATTTTAAACTAATTCATAGCTTTCAGTATTCTCGTTGTATGCTACAATTCCTTTCTGCTGTAAATTACAAAGTGCAGTGTTGAAGTTGTAGATACTAAACTCTGCATCTGTGGCTTCAATCAAGCATCCTTCTTGGTAGCCGAACTTGACCTTTTTTAAAGCCTTTATAATTCGTTTCTCTAACGCTTCTACTGTGTAAACTTTAACCTTTTTCATTGCTCTTATCTTTAAATTGTTATTAATTTATTTTTGATGGTGCAAAGGTAGTCATTTTTTTGCAAATGACCAAATATTTGGAGCATAAAATGCTTTTTGCTAACTTTGTTTAACTTATTGATACTTAGATACTTATATCAAACTATTAATTTCGTGTATGTAAGTTTGTTTCTTAAAAATGGTATAAGTATATGGAGATAAAAAATGAACCGCTTAGAAAGGCTTATATTGAAGTGTATAGTCTTTTTCTGAATTACTTTATATTAAATAAAAAAATGCACTCTAACCTCACGGTCGGAGTGCACTAAGAGCAATGAAACGTTAAAAGATACGTTTCGGCTGCAAAGTTACAAAACTTTTCTGTATCTTGCAAATTTATACTATACTATTTAACAATTGCAAATCATTGTCTTTATCGAAGTCGTATGGATAGAAGGTGTTGGCAAGGGCATCCATCTTGTCGGGAGAACGTTTCAGACGCTTCTTGATTTCGTCTTTTGGTTCCATGATGATTGAACCATCTGACTGAAACAGCCAATGCACTTCGCACAATTCTTGATCCAACTCATCGTCAGGTGGGAGTGCTGCAAAGAATCCATTCTTCGGGTTGAGCCAGTCACGTATGCACCAAAACAAATAAGCCCTCATGTTAGCGAAAGAGTAGCAGCCTGTCACATCGTGCTTATTTCTCACGCCTTCCGAGAACTTGCAAGAGAATGCAGTTAAATACTTTTGCTCTATGAGTCTTGAATATACTCCAGCACCTTCTCCAATGGTATCAATGAATGCTTTATTCTTGGAACTCAAACTTAGGTAGTGCGCGACTTGACCTGCGACTGCCATGTGGTCCGCATGACCACCCGAATTATGACACTTGATTTCTGAAACATAGTTTCCTTGTCGTGGAACATAGCAAGACCTATCGCGCCCCATACCTGCGACATCGACACCTAGGCGTATTGGCTTATGGGTGATAAAACCACTATCTTTAAGTTCCTTCCATCTTCTATGGGCAATCTCGCACCATTCGTATGGAATGAGGGTATCTTCGGACACCTTCGGAAACATACCGAGAACCTTAACACGAAAAAGGTCATTTGGAGTGTAATATCCACCTTCCCACACAAAATCACCACGACCTTCATCAAACTCAGACTTTCTGATCTTCTGTGCCCATGCTGAGACCTTGTCGGCTACCCATTCATAATCAACTTGTCCAGGGATAATGTTTTTCTTGCTTACTACGTTCTCTGCGTTGAGGGATGATAATCTAAACTTCTTGAATCGGGGAGACTTCATGGAGTTGGCTGCATACCCTGTAGTAACGTTTGGGTTGAATACCAATAGCAATCGAGAGTTACCTTGCAGGTTACCCTCGATTGCATTGTAGATGGTGTCCGAGATACCGGATGCTTCAGTTACGATGAACATGGTGTTTACAGCATGGAATCCCGACCATGCCTCTGTATTGTCGGCTGAAGACTTGAAACCTGTCAGATACCATTCCTCATAATCAGTTCTGATACCATCTGATAGTAAACGACCAGGCAGAAAGCCAGCCTTCTTATATAGACGTGCAACTTCTGGTATCATGATGTTTGTTACCTGTCTTCCTGTCGGTGCTGTAAGGGCAATCTTGGTGTTCTTTTCCAAACTGCCATCCTTGCCGAAGCGAGGAGTGAGGTAAAGGAAACATAAAGCGGCTACGGCAGCAATAAAGTCCTTACCCCTTGCAGTTCCACTGGCTACCGTTGTCATTTTGTTCTTCTGAACAGAACGCAATATAGCCTTTTGCTCTTCGTCAAGGCTCGCCTTCAAGACTTCCTTGGCGAAGAGACACCAATCATTGCGCCATGCAATCATTTTTTTTATTGCTTTCTGTTCAGACATATTGCTAATTCAATAATATTCGTATTTTCTTGTTTCCTTTAAGTATGGCTTGATGACCATCAATAATATAAATCTCCCTATAAACAAACACTTTATTCGATTATTCTCATTTTAACCTTTCTCTCATGATTGAGCTTTGCGGCTACGAAACGATGATTTCCATCAACAATCATTATTCTTTCACTATTACCATCAGTGTATCTTAAAGCCTTGATACCGTCATAATTTCTTGATGACATGTATTTTGCAACATCTTGTTTATTCAAGAAATCTTGTGGCGTGTTAATGCTTGAATTTATGTCAACATATACATCTTCCCCAAGTTCTTTAAATGTTTTATCAATATCACCAACTTCTTGACTGAGGCTGTATTTCTTTCCATAGACCCTATGAAAAGAACCAATAACGGCTTCTTCGACTCCATAGGGTGTCTTTGAAATGAATTGATTTATGTTCCAATTAGGAAATCTTCTATCAAGCTCGCTCACCCCACCACTTGCCTTACGGCTCTTGCTTGCTTGAGAACTGTTTGTCCCTCTCGTTCCATTACTTCGTTTACCCATAATCTAACAATTTAATTACTAGCTATAATAAACTACTTTGAGAGCTTTGGAAAATCCTGCATGTTATCAAGCATATCTTCTATAGAGAAGTTCTTTACTTGAGTATCATACAAGGTCTTTTTCAGCTCTTGGTATTTTTCTTTTGCATCAACATCAAGCATACCGATAGTATCTTTCATCTTTTCAAAAGCTTTCAACTTATTCTTGATGATGATGATTGGTGTTACATATACGGCATTGTTCTCCTTACACCACTGCTCAATTACATTACCGCCACCATAAACGATAAATCTGAATCTGTTGCCATTTGCTACGAACTTGGCAATCTCGTATTCAAATTGCAGTTCATTTAATCGGTCTGTACACCCTCTTGTGGCGAATGATGAGTAACCCTTTAGGGACCCCCATCAAATTCAGCTTATAGAACTTAGGAGCCACATTTAAGTCAACAAATACACCTATCCCTTTTTCCTGCATAGCTCTCGCAATAAAGCGCTTCTTGTAGATAGCCTGCATACCAAAAGCTATTGGAGTATCATTTGATAAGCTGAAGTTTGGCTCAATAATGCTGCCAGGGTTGTACTTCAAAATCTTCTCTGGCTTCTCATAGATTGACCGGAATCTATAATCATCAGTATAGAAGTGGAGTGTTCCCCTGCCATTCATATTAGTTGTTCTTGCCTGCTCTCCAAAGCAATAGAATGGGATTTCTATGTACTGAGGTTGCACATCAGACAACAAAAATGGTATCTCCAACTGATTGTCCGTTGGAAACAAACAGTCTGGTATATACAATTCTCCGTTTTCCATAATTATCCTTCTTCATCATCGGGAAGCTCCTTCATTAACTTCTCGAATGGATTTTCAACTAATCTGTTATCTACTTGCTCGACATAGCCACGCTTCTTGCCCTTGGTTTTCAGAAGGAAGATGATTGCAGTTAGATTACCTTCGTTCACCTTTTCAACCAACTTGCTTTCAGTAAAGTCAAGAATGCCTTCATCTATATCGTCCAACATCTTGGCTAACTTTTCATCCTCTTTTCTCCAGTTATATAAGGCTTGGCGTGTAATGCCCAAAGCTACTGCCGTAGCAGCCATATTGCCGCCCTTCTTTTCGTAAGCAGCGGCAATCTTTTTTAATTCTGTTCTTCTTACCTTTGTCATAATCAACCTTTCTAACTTGCAGATGCTATGACAGCTTTCAAAGCATCTATATACGACATATTCTTACACAACAAAAGTGATTTCGAAAGATGGTCTAATGGTCCAAGTCCAGGAAGCAGATTGATATCTATAGGATAATATCTACCATCTATTCCCTTACGGAAATCAATTCTTGCGTGAGATTTCAATCCTAAGTAATGGAATATAGTCCCTGCCAAATTCATTAACCTGTCATCATTCATTGCAGAACAGCATTCCTTAAAACCAACTTTGCAATCTCGGGTTTGGATGCCATTGGTTTCATCGCAATCAATAGAAATCGAACACAGAAGTATATATTTTTGGTTATTAATGCAGGTTACCGTGCAATCAGATCCAGCAATATACTCCTCAACAATACTTTCCGTTCCGAACTCTTCTTTAAGGTATTTCACCTGTTCCATTACCTCTTTTGGGGTACGACAGATGCTTTTCTCCGATATACCAAAGCTATCACTTCCATATCTAGGTTTAACAAAATATGTCTTACCTTCTTGTAATGATGATAAATGATATTGTTTCGGTGCCCTAATACCGCAACTACAAAGGAAACGGAAGACCTTTTCCTTATCCTTAACCAATTCGTATTTAGAGAAATCCTCTGCTGTTGTTTTTACACCTTTTGCTCGGATAGCCTTGATGAGAGATTCACTTGCGGTTCTAAGTAATGCCACATCTTCCTTTTGTAAGAAGTCTAGCTTATCGTTTTCATCTACAACAGCTAGTTTGACATTATCTTTTCCTAAGGCTTCTCTATAATATTTGAAGACGGAAGAAATTCCATAGTTCTCCATCTCTTCTTTACTTGTTATGCTCCAAATCATTTTCTTTTTCTCCTTCCTTTATTTCGATTAAACGTTCACTCGCTAGCTCTAGCAACTTGGCAAATGTGATGCTTGGAGATTTAATACCAAACTCCTTACCTATATCCTGTTGAATCTTAAGCAGGGTCTTCTCGTTATCTTCTTCGGAAGCTAGAACGAGAGCATCACTTTTGCGTGCTTGCTCACGAATGTCTCCATACAATGTGTCCAGACTAGCAAATGAACTAGGGTAGAGGATGATGGTGAATACGAAATTCTCCTGCATGGCATATACATCTATACCCTCAGTGCTTATTGGCTTAATCTCATCTATGTTCACATGGGCAAACTTCTTGAAGTCGATAGACTGAATTGATGCAAACAACTTCTTCAAGATGCTAACATTAGCTTCACCATGAAGGGAGTTGTGAGATAATTCAATAGCAATAGCTTCATCATTTGTAATCTCGCTCTCTTCTACATATAAGATGCCTAGCATTTTATAGTGCAGTTTCTTGCATGCCCTCAAACGATGATTACCGCTGATCATGATGTATCTACCATTATCCTTCTTGATACAGGTAGGCACACTACTCAATCCAGACTTAGCAATGTTGTCTATTAGTTGGGCGAAGTCTTCACCCGACATTTCATTTGCATTGATTTCTACCTCATCTATGAGGTTTATATCAACTTTTGCGTATTTCCATCTATCTTCATTTTCCATTCTTCAACGATTTTTGATATTTCTCAATGATTTCCTTATTCGTAGGGTATATGCCAAGTATTCCTTCGTAAGCAAGATAAGATGATGTGCAGTGTTCCTTCACTTTCTTGTATACACCACGATATTTCATGCTCACAGGCTTATGGGTATAAGCGCAGGAGATAACCTTCTCGCAAAGCTTGCGCATTCTTCTGCTCAAATATCTTTGAACGCCAACAGACTGAATGCAGTACAGTATGAGTTTACTCAATCGAGGGATTGCGTTATTCGTGCAGAAGTCCGTTAACTGAAACAAATCATACCCCTTGTGTTGAGGTAGCGTAAAACCAAACCCACCTAGGGTATATTTGTCGTATTTCACCACAAAAGCAAATTGACAGACACTACATTGGTCCACCTTCTTGATATACTTCTTTTGCAAGCAATGAAGTAAAGGTGGGTTTACCCGTTCAATCATCAGTTTGCTTGCGTCTGTAATCTCCAAATCATCGGGAGGTACAATCTCGTTGCATTCGATTCTGTATGAAGAATATGAGGTGCTGGCATTATTTTGTGCAGTTGGCTTATTACAATAGAGGAACCTTCCTGCAGACCGTCTTTCCCCACTTGAATTATTCCACATAGCTATCTTATGCAGGTTTCTCAGATAAGGGCTGTTGCTGAAATAGTAGAAATAACTATCACTCGGAATACTTTCCACAAGATTATAGTAGTCGTTCCTTGCAACAGAAAAATCTGATTTCAAGTCACTATTTTCAGAAATGAGTTTGAATGCTCTCTTCTGCTTCTTCTCTATTCTTCCGTAATTAAAGAAGATTACCTTCTTGTTCTTGATGGCTTCTTCTAGTGTTCCAACATGGAAATCACATGTAGTGAGCAATCTCATCAATCGCTCATTTGCCTTCTCGGTTTTTTCGATAGATTCCCTTGCCTTAATTTTCAATGCTTCGAAGACAGCACTATTTCTTGCCGATTCACTCATGAAATACTTTTGCAGTTTCACGGCATAAAGAGCTAGCGCAAGCTGTCTTGATGGTGTAGGATTGTTATAGTCCTCCAACCATGCAAGCTTATCCTTATATGTTAGTGATGTTTTACCATTTGCCAACATATAGAGCAGATAGCAGTAGGCATCTTGGCAGTATATAGATACTTCCACCTTATCAAGGAAGAATAGCTCATAGTAGTACATGAAGCCATTTACTATGCAGATTTCCTTGTGTCCGTTAGCTTTTACAGCATCATATAGAGCTGAAACCATTTCAGAATTGTATGGCAAAGGCATAGTCATAAAAGCTTCTATTGCGCTATATGGATTCCCTTGATATAGGAGTGGGCATAACTCATCTGGAGTATCATATTTAAGCCCTGTAACCTCACAAAATTGCTTGTAAGATGTTATAGATTGATAATCTTCCAATTCGTGGCTTATAGCGTAATAGAATATGCGATATGCAGAATACACACAATTCATAGCTCGATAGAAATCATCAGTTGCATGAAACGTTCTAAATTCTATCGTCTTCGTCTTGAAGTATGCAGAAATATTCACTGCATGACGAATGAATCCCTTCTTAGACTGATTAGTGAAGAGAGTTTGTAAATCATCAAACGTCTGCGCATTTTTTACTCCTTCGAAATATTTTTCTGTAGGAATAGGTTTGGCATTGAAGATGTTTTCATCCCAATCTGAAATTTTGGCATATCTTTTAAAATATGGATAGCAGACATAAAAGAATAGATATACTTTCTTTAGCTGATCGACTGTCAAATCGCCTACATATATATGGACATGAGTATCTATACTCCACTTAATCTTGCCACCTGCAGCAACCATCGATTCGTATACAGAACGAAGGTCATGCAGCTCTTTTAGGCAGCAAAGATGTAGTGGAGGGGTATTCACCTCTCCACCAAACTGCTTATTGCTTGAACAATCGGTATTATCAATGCTCTCTTCCTTGCTCCAGGAGTAACCTTCGGGCAAAGTTACCTTCGCCCTTTCAAGATTGCACATTTCGATTTCAATACCAAATGTTCTGTTTTTTATATCGCTATCTACATTCATGAAGCATATCTATTTCGTTAATAATTTCTAGTCTCTGAATAGTTCTTCCTGTTTTACGGAAGTCTATTCCTAAAGCTACACTTGCAAGCGTAATGAGGGATGATGTAACAGGTAACTCTAAGCCTATATGAAGTGCAATACTCTCCATCAGTACCAATCCCTCTGAAACGTCTTCTGTGATGTAACGTGAGTGAACAGATGTTGGGCTGATGGCTCTATCACTAGATTCTGAGTAACGATGCAAACTCTCTATTGGGTCTGACATATTGAAACCTCCTGCTTCAAATACGCTTGTTTTGAAAAAGCCCAAGTTTTTTAAGACTTTCATCTTTTCTTCGTCAAGTCTCATCAATAAATTGATAGTGGAGTCATTTCCTCTTGCGTATGCTTCACGATACATACAGAAATTTCCCTTTGAATATTCTATTCTCGGAATACTCATAATTGAACCTACCGTATGCAACACCATATTTGGATTGAGTAATGCAGATTCAAGCACGCAATATTTTGCTATAAAACCTTTGCTGATTCTTTGCAGTTTCTCCATGCAGGTATCATGATTAGAAAAGCATGCTACAGGAATAACTTCATGCCTATAACCAACACGAAAAACAACTTCGTTTGGTTTATCATCCAATTCTACTCGTCCTTCCAAATATGGACCTGTTGCTTCAACTAACATTGGTAGTTTTCTGCAATGTTTCTCAAAATAGAAAGAGGATGCGTAACTAGAGATACAGACAACAATCTGATCATTGTGAAGGTATTGATGTATACGTTCTACTAGACCCTCGTAGAAGTTACTCTGAATAGTACAAAATATAACTTCTGCTTCTGCAACCTTACTGAGGTCTTTAGAAACCTCTTTGATTGCAGTTTCTATATAAGTTGATTTCTCTTTAAGAAAAACCCTTTTGCCGTTCTTGATAAGTCTATCAAAGGCATCTGATTTGTATGAAGATGTCTTTAGGAGTGTAACTTCATGACCTTTAATAGAGAGGTCTGCGGCAAAAGCTACTCCCACGTTGCCCGTTCCTATAACTGCTATTTTCATGCTCTTTTATTTTAATTCTACAAAAATAGAGCGGCTAGAGGGACTCGAACCTTCGACCTTCACATTGGGAATGTGACGCTCTGACCGACTGAGCTATACCCGCAAAAGAGCGGAGAGTTGGAGCCGCACCAACGACCTCAGTGATGGTATCACTGCGCTCTGCTAACTGAGCTATCTCCGCTTATAATAACAATATTCTATACACGCAAAAATGCTCGTCTTTCCGAGCCGCCAACCCTAGTGGGTATTCCGATGGAAGGAGGAATGCCTAAAACAAACTTTGCTCCGAGTAAACAGGATTCTTGGAAATTCCAAATTCCTCGACCTGTACTCCCAACTTTTCATTCAGCCATTTTGCCACTAGGTGGCGATGGCAAAAATCATCTGGCTTTTCGAAGCAACATAGAGCTACATCTTTTCCATTTGCCATTTTCTCTATTGCTGAGAGAAATGCTTTTGGGTCCCGATGAGCCAATATCTCAGAATTGAAACGTTGTACGTAATCTTCTTTAGATTTGGAGTTGTGAAGAATGTCCCATGATGGTGACACGTACTTGTTTGACAATCCTGTAAACCATTTCGGAGGGTAGAGGGCAATACCGATCATCATGATACCAGCTTTTGCTAACTTAGCTCCGTTTGAGAAGTATGATGTATAAATCTTCATTTTTTTGTAACTTTTTGCAAAGATAGATAAAATTATTTAATCAACAAATAGTTTCTTGAAAAAAGTGAGAAATTATTTTCAAGCGTACATTTTCTTAAGAAACTTCTTTAGATATTCGTTATTAATATCCTTTAGTGGAGTAGGGGAGAATGAGGTATCTCGCTCTACTGTTAAGCCTAACTTTGTTGTTAGCCCCTGCAACTCGGTTAAGCTTGTGTATCCGTACTCGCCTTCACCACTTCCATTGATAGTGATTCCGTAGGCGATATTGTTCTCTAGGTCTGCTTCCAATATGAACCAAGACCATGCACCAACACAAAGGAAGAACTTTGCTTGACAGATGGCTTCTTCCTTTTTACCATCCTGTGAGTAGAGAGGATATTTTTCCAGTCTCTTCTTAATTTCTTTCGTAATCAGTTTCATTGCTCTTATCTTTTAATTGTTATTATTTATTTTTGATAGTGCAAAGGTAATCATTTTTTTGCAAATGACCAAACGTTTTGAGCATAAAGTACTTTTTGCTAACTTAGTTTAACTTATTGTTATTCAGATACTTATCGTATAGTATACTTGTCGCATCTGCTATCATCTGACTAGCATCAATTCCTAATGATTGATAGAAAGCACCATGTCCGCAAAGTGTTTCGTATGCAATTCGCATGATTCTACGTTCATCCCTTGTGAAATCATACTTAAAAGTAGAAAAGATGGAGAGTGCTCCTTTCAAATCTCCATCTTTTAGCTTTTGCACAGCTTGCGCAGTTTTACTTATCTTCATAAGGCTCAACCTTTCTTGTTGTGAAATCGTCTGCTGTCAAGATGATTTCTGATCCATTAACCATTTCTTCGACTTTATCGCATGCGTCACTGCCATTGATGGCATCAACCTCCACTACCTTTTGCAGGTATTCGGTGACTTGCACTTTAACCTTGTGAATGGCAGCTTTTTCTAGTTCCTCTATTTGAAGATTGAACACTTCTAGGAGTTCTTTGATTTCCTTTTCGATTTCCTCGAAATCAATGATAATATCCTTCAAGCGTTTGGGTGCTCCATTTATACCATGACCTTCTTTGTCACACCAGTTTAGGGCTTCACTATCTGGATCGAAGTTCTCATAGTAATCATCGAGGTTCTTCAAAAACTCTTTCGGGTCATTGGCAAGCATTTCAATTGACATATTGAAATCTTGACCTGCAGGAGAATAACGCTGAAAGAAGATGTAGGCAAGGTCATTGCCATTATCTGTAGCATCTACAGCCCAACCTTTAACTTGTCCTATATGGATAATCAAATCTAATAACTTCTGTTCCATTGCTCTTAATTTTAGTGTTTCTTAATAATGAAGCCGTTATACTTACTTGACCAAATGAGGTATGAGTCATACCCATGTGGTTTCTTATATTCAACTTTTCTCATATTCTTAGATGTCGTTATAATGAAGACCTTCACCCTCTACTAGTTCGTGGTCTTCGTTTTCAACTAATTCTGATAGGGATAACCAGCATCCACGATAAAGAGCCTTCTTCAGCTCTTGATAACGTTTTTCTGCAACTTCCTTATCGGTGATGAGGGATTCTTTAAGTTGGTCCTCTGTGTAGAGATACCATATCAATTTGTATATCTTCATAATCGTATATTTTATGGTTCTACTATATATTCGTTAAGGGTATGCTGTTCTAGCATAAACTCGTAACCTACATTGTTTAGCTGACTTTGCTTTTGATACCCAAGTTCATTAATCTGAGTATCTGTAGCATTAAACTTCCTTGCCGCTTTCATGCAATTTGGAAGGTTGCCGATAAAGAGCAATTCCTTGCTGTCTGTTGATAGGTGCTCATCTGTTCTGTATAAGAAATAAACCTGCAATTTCATATCATTTCGTATTTACATGTATAAATCCGCGTATCTCTTATTTACTCTACCAATAAGTCGCATGGCTTTTCTTAGCAATTTGACCTCTTTTTCTGATAGAAGGCTTTTAGGTGATGTTACAAAACTACCTAAAAGTTGCTCTAATTCTATTCTGTCTTTATAACACATACTATTCCTTTTTTTGAAATCTATAATTTGGGCATTCCCTTTTATTAGCCATCACAAGTAGGACAGGGAATAACAGACCATGCTTGCAACCATTACCATATTTGTCGGCTGCTTCGCAAGTTTCACAGCCATAATAGGTGTTGATGTTGAATGCGCTCATAACTAAATCTCTATTACTACTTCAATTCCCTTCTTTGGATTCTTGGTAGCTCTGTCTAGGCTAACCTTTCCATTGAATACCCCTTTCACAATTGCGTAAAATGAAGTGCGCTTATCCTCGGTGGTAGGTACCTTTCCGTAGCGTTCACAGGTAACGCCCTTATCGGTAAGAATGGTGTTGATTTCCATCATTCCGAAGTAAGACTCCTCGAAACGCTTCTGAATGACCTTGCCACACACCTTAACTTGGCATCCTTTCGGAAGGTTCAACTCTGGCTTCAAGCTGTCTTCGTAAGCCTTGACCAGGAAGAAAGCATACACATCTTGATCTTGATAACAATAAAAGTTCTTTGCTACCGCAAGCATATCCTCTTCAAACTCTGTCTTAGGCTGAATCTTTGCCCCGAACTCACAAACCGCCTTCACGTAAGCTTCATCCACCTTTAACTTACCACTATTCAAGATGGTGTCGATACCCTCCAAAGTTGCCGAGCGGTAACGGACGTGTTCAACCTTAGTTCCCTTTTTATAGACTGGACAAATATCGTATTGAGCCTTGGCTGCCATGATGAGGTTCGTTTTAAGGATAGCATTCTTGTAGCTTGAATCCTTCCTACCGCCCCACTTCTCTATGTCACCAAACTCATCATCGGTAGCATAACTGCCCCTGTAATCATAGAGTTCATAGAGCTTTTTGGTGAAGTCGGATATGTAGTACATATCATTGATACCAAACTTCTTGATACATTCGCAACCTACTTGTAATTCCTCGCCCGTCTTCATATTTTCAACGACATAGGCATTCTTGCACCAATGACCGCAAAAGTCACATTTACCATAGTCTGCTCCGTGCTGAGGGTTCTTGAAGATAAGTTCCTTGGTCGGGTCGGCAGGAGTAAAAGCATCGTCCTTATATGTAGCAAGGAGTCTCCAACCGCTCTGCTCTGGTATGTCGATCGTAAGGTCACATACCTCATGGAAAACCTCGATTCTCTGCCCTCCAATTCCTTCTTCATTGATTACAGGATGATAAAACAACTTCTCATAAGGCTTACCTAGGGAGTAAGCGAAGTCCTTTACATTCTTACGTGTCTTGTCAGCAAACTTTTTGAATGAGTCAACTGACTCTGATGGAATAAACGTTTTTATCGTATTCATTGCTCTTATCGTATTGAGGTATGGTGGTTAGCCCTACCGTTACCTTCTTATGCGACTTTCAAATATTTGCGTAAATCAACTAATACTGATGCTACACTTACAAAGAATTGAATACCATTTCTTTCTTGCTGCTCAAATTCTTGCTGTGTCATGATTACTTGTATAAATAAGGTTCACCAATAGGGTCAATGAAAGGCTCTTCTTCTACTGAACTTGTATATTGAAGACCTTTAAGGGTAGTATCAATCTCATTGTTGAGCTTATCAAGTGCATCTCTGTCTGATTGCTCTGTCATATCGAAAGAGTCTCCAGAAACCCACTCTAACTTTCCGTCTTCATTGACACCTTCGCAATCGATGTTATTCTTAACAAAAGGATTTTCGTTTATTCTTCTGATAGCTTCTTTGCTATCGGACTTTTCTATTGTTACTTTAACGTATTTCATTGCTCTTATCTTTTAATTGTTATTATTTATTTTTGATAGTGCAAAGATAGTCATTTTTTGCGAATTGACCAAATATTAACTATCTTATTTTCAAGTACTTACAATAGTTTAACTTTTAAACTTCTTTATAGCCTGTTTGCTAACTTTTGCTAACTTTTTAATCGGACGTATTGTAGTTTGGGAAACTTTTACTATCTTTGCAGCATGAATATACAAGAATATCTAGAACAATGCTCTGTTAAGTCCGTGGACGAGCTTACAGACGAACAGGTAGTGAACTACTATACCAAAGGAAATGCAGGTGTAGCTCAAATGTGCGCAGTAGAATTAGCTCTACAAAACTATCCTATTAGCGGTTTTACGAGAGAAGAAATAATGCTCTCTATTCGCAAGGCAATGAAAACTAAAACAAAGTTTGGTCTGACCTATATTACCAATGAATCAGCCGTAGGTCCTACCGAAAGAAAATCAAGATGGGTGGTAGAACCATAGACTACCACCTATCTTTTTGTCGGTTTGTTTAGCTTATAATACTTCTCATAGAGAGCCATAGCTTCATTATAAAGCCTTGGTAAAACCTTTTTGAAGTATTTATTGTTAGACCAATAATTTTCGCTTAAATGGGCTATAATATCAGCTAAACAATTATGCGAACTCGATGCGAAGTAATCGACGTCGTGTCCTAACATTCCCTGTATCCAGTTGTGGTCTTTGTCGATAGCTTGCAAAGTATCAGAGATTTTGCCAAATTGTTCCATTACATCATACGTTTTGTCTTTTACGAGTTTGAGCTCTTCAAATAGTCTATCAGCGATTTTCCATTGCGAAACACCTTCTCCATCTACGTATCTATATTCGGGCTTGTTGTAGTCAGCAAAAAACCTTTTATAAAGATTTTTGAAGTCTGCATTTTCTTCCCAATTACCTTGTAATGCGGCTTTAGCGTGTCCGTATTCGTGATATTGGAGACCCTTGCGATACCATTCTGAATTTAAGATTCTATCCTTTAGACCATCGAAGTCTATTCGCACATGATTGTATTTGCTCCAAAAGTATGCTTTGTCGCCGCTAAGGCTAATACAAGGAACAAACTTGTCAAAGCTGTCATAGAACTCTTTCTTTCCGAGCCATTTGGTCGGACTTAGCCCAATACCTCTAAAGCCTTCCACGATGGTATGAGGTGTATTGAAGGATAGCTTATCTAAGCCATACGCAATCAAATCTTGATCCGAAGACAGCTTGTAGATGTTGTACGCACCCTCTATCTCACGATAAACCCTTTCATAACCTCGGACATCAATCCTTGCAGTTTCTATGGTCTTGATATAATCATTGAAGCGAGGAATCCATCTTGTAGGAATGATACTCAAATCTGCTGTTCTCAATTCGTTCAGATGGGTAGCAGCTTCCATGACCTCCTTCAAGCCGTTATGATACTCGTCAAGAAAGACCTCATAAGCCTTGCCCCAGCCTTCTGTTATGCGAGCCGATTCTACTCTTATCCAAGAATTGACGTTATCAATGTTTGGTCCATAGAGATTTTGCATGAGCTTCTTTCCTGCCATAACTGCTTCCTGGTCGTCTAATGCAGTCTGCAATTCCCAATCATCGAAATCATCTATCAGCTTCTTAGGTTTCAACGGAATAGAGCGAAGGTCTTGCAGTTCCTTTCTAGCTTCTTCATAGGTAGCCTTCAACTTAGGTTGAATCTTGCTCACTGGATCGAATTGTGTAGGAGTGATATTCGCAAACTTCTTAGTTACTCCATCCCTCCAATCACCGAAATCATAGCTATAATCGAACTTAGCTAGATAACTTTTCTTTGTCCTGCCGAAAGACTCTACAGCTTGACGAACCTTGTCATCATACTTATCGAACATATCTGACAAAACAGAACGTTCACTATCAGTCATCATTCCAAAACTCTCTTTAAATTGATGTGTAGTGAGGAATTTTTCAAAGCTTGATATATCAACATCATAGGCTTTAGCATTTCGCCTTAATGTTGCTATGTCAGAATTATCTACATCTATGTTGTATTTCAATAAGTCTCTGTTCTTCCAAGCAAGCTTTATGGCTTTTTCGTCTCTGTCAGCATGGCGGTACTCAGCCGCGTCCTCAACGGACAGGTGCCAATACTTTCTGTTATCCTTCAAGAAGTATGGAAGGGTTTCAGCTTGCCCGATTCGGCTGCGGTTATTGCGTACCCAGTCATTAAAGTTCTTTGGGGTGCGAGAAATCATAGCTGACTTCTGAATGGAAGGAGAACCATAGTACTCTTCATCGCTCATCACAATAGGTACAACATAACACATGCAGTTAGGGTGCCAACCTAGGAAGACAAAATCTTTTGGGTATATTCCCAACAAATCATCACAGATGTCGGGTGCAGGGTGGCGTTTACTCAACTTAATCTCGTAGCCCAAGATGAAGTCAAATTGTTGCCAACGTGTCTGCTCTGCCTTTCGGTAAGCCATATTTATCTCGGTTCTTGCCAAACGTATAGAAGCGTATTGGCAATTCGCGCATGTAGCGGCTTTTCCGAACTTTTCTGTATAATCTGCCTTTAATGAAGGATAGTCTAACAGATACTTACTGATTCGCTTACTGAGAACAACCGCAGACTGCCCTCTTTCTATTGCAGTTGATATGGTATACTCCAACTCCTTTTTCAAGGCTTGTGACTGATACCATAGTTTCTGCGAAACAGACAACCCCTTATCAACCCTATTCTGAAAAGCCTTCAAAGCATCTGAATTAGGTTGGAAATACCTGTTGTACTTATCTCCGCCCTTCTCAAAATCATAAGCACGAAGTACCTTTCTTGCAAGTAGGTCCTGCATGATGTTACTTTCTTTCCACTCATTTGTGGTACCTGCATAGATGAGGTTATTCATCTGTGCAGCATAACTAGTCATGATGCCATTGATGGTTTGTTTCAGTTCTGGATAGTCCCCAAACAAGAACTCCGCAGAACCATCATAACCGACACCATCTATAGCAGTAGCAACTTGGCTAGCGATTCTATCATAAATGCTCTGAACTTGTGCCACGTAGTTAACTAAGCGTCTGTTCAGAGCATCGTATGCTTTCTTTTGATTGGGGATATTTGGTCTCATTTATTTCGGCTTATAATGTTCGTTTACACATTCCCTTTGAAAGAGGATAGCAAACTCCTCATAAGGGCAAGTGCCCAACGTTGGCTCTCCCGTAACACTAAGATTACGTGGATTGGAAACGTGGGCACATAATTTGCAGAACTGAGGTTCTTTTGGAATAGGCTTAACCTTCTTCTTTGGAGACATAGCAATTAACCTTTACCTCTACAATCGTATTGCCATCCTTCTGATATACTCTCTGCTTCATGATCTTGGATTCGATAGTATTGAGTACATCTTTCTTTGCCTGTGCGAGAGTTTCCTTTGTTATCTCATGCAAAGCTTCTCTCATGGACTTGACATGATGGTCTCGCTTGTAGTGGCGAATGTAATTCTTGTCGATACTATAAGCCTTGGCACATACCTTTGGCTCTAGAATTTCTTTCTGTTCGAAGACAGTTACACTGATAGGGTAGAGTCTTCTAGCTAACTTGAATAGCCAAATTGCGATTTTTTTCTTCATAACTTGTGCAGTTTATTGCGTTTATATTGTTTGTTCACCCATAGCAAAAGCAGACTGCTGTACTGCTGCCGCATTAAGTTCATCCTGTCGAATATCCTCCATTGTCTGCTGAGGGTCTTCCGACTGCCCAAGCTTAACGATGGATTCAAGCTGACTTTCTACCGGCTTACCACCATTAGCCTTTTGTCTGATGGTGATGTCGTAGCTCTCATCCTTTGGTATGTAAGGAGTGATGATGTGGTCGCAGGTGACGTTATCTATCTCCTTTTCCCATTTTGGATTCATGACCTTCAAGAATGCCTTGATTACATTGAACTCTCTTTCAAAGAACTCCTTGAAAGCGCCCGATTCCATGCGAACTTTCAGATGTGCATCTGTGAGCAACGTCTGTCTTGCATCGTAGCCGATATTACCAAGAGATTTCATATTCTCAAAGCTAATATCTGGCATTTGAGAAAGCATCCAGTACAATCCGAGGAGGGTTTTATTCTGACCGCTAACCGCTTCTTGCGACTGATTCCATGATACGTATGAAATATCGCCATCATTCTCGACTCTCCATATACGCAAACTTTCTCCCTTTTTCTCCTGTCCGACTATGCCACCCTTGACTTTTGCGATTGGTGCAGCGTTATATGCAATCACGTTGCTATTGCGACTGACATTATACTCAAATTCACTTCGGATATTATCAAGCCCCTCGTAGATGGCGTGAGGTCGAGACAGGTATGCTCCAGGAATCTTATGGATGATGATTTCCTCACCACTCTTAGTGTTCCCGTCCTTATCAACTTGTGCAGTTACTTCCTCCCACATTTCACTAAGGTTACTTTTCTTCCAAATGAAATGATAGTTTTCTGTAAAGGTTTCGAAGAATGTTACCGTCTCTTTATCGGAAACGGTCTTATCATACTCAAACGACATAGCTTGCATATCATCATACTCATCAATGATAGGGTACAATCTTACTCCATCCATAGGGGAGAAGGTTTTGCACTTCAACTTGTAGTTTGATTCAAAACCATATAGAGAGTTATGCTTCTTAACAGAATACCAGATGGTGAAGATTTCACAGCTTGCGAAATAGGCTAGTCCACGTTTGTAGTTCATGTTGTCAATATGAGCACAATCGTAGATTTTTTCTAATGCCTTTTGGATTTCCCTCTGAATATCATTTTCTGGAGTGTTGTACTTTCTCTTAACTGGTATAGAGAATGTAAATTCTGTTATTCTGTTTGTGAGCAGCTTTTCAAGGGCAACCGCTATACGGGATGATTTTTCACCATTGTCTTTATCACGAAGGCTTATGGTATCTGTCATTACCTTATGGCTTGCTGGCTCATATAAACTCAAAAGATAACTCCACAAAGGGACCATTACAGTCCTTCTGCGTAGCTCTTCTATCTTTTGGCTGATAGTATCAGTTTTCTTGAGTATTTCTTCGATGTTCATATCTTTACTACTTTTGGTGCAAAGATACTAAAAATATTTAATCAACAAATAAATTTAACCGAGAAATTGCATATTTATTTTCGCTTATAGAGCTTTTTATGTTTTTATGATAATGAATAAAGGCGATACAAGCAAATCCGCTTATACCGCCTTAGATAGAGCAATAAAATATCTTATGCAGGCATTAGTAATTGCGCCTTTTCTTTGTTCACGATTTCTAATACCATTTTAGCTGCCTTGTTTACGTCTGTCAAAACAGAAACGATGAACTTTGGTTGCTTTTTGAGCTTACTGATCCAACCATCCAGGTAAGCAGCGTTATTATCTAAAATGCGACTGCTAAAGCCTAGGACGTTTCCGATAAGAGCTGCTCCAAGCTCCGCAACCAACTCTTCTCTTGCATAGTCCTTTTCTCCTTTCTCATTCTCAAACCCTCTATTCAATCTAGACTTATGACCTGTTGAGTGAACCATTTCATGTAGAAGGGTTGAGTAGTACTCCTGTCCATCCTCGAATATCTCCTGCTCTGTATTGCCCTTCTTGAACTGGCTTTTAAGAGGTGTTGTAATATCATCTACCCCAACTCTGTAAAAAGCTCCACTTGAATACTTGTCGTAGCGGATAGGGCAGAGCCACTTCTGATAAAGAAGCATATCATCAATTTTCTCGTTGACGTACATACCAGCCGTATCTGTCGGCAACTCATTCTTATTTTTGAGACTGAACTTCTCCTTCAACTTCTGCATCGTCTTAGGTGCTATCTCTTCGAGGTTGGTTTGACTGAGGTTGAACACATTGTAGCTCTTCAAGAAAGGTTGGACTTTGCAGTCTAGTTGGGCTGATCGAGTCATTCCGTTGTAGCTGTCTTCTGTTATTTTGTTTCCATTCTTGTCTTTGTACTGAATGGACCAAAACAGAACAGGGAAGCTTTTCTCTCCTTTGTTCACACTAGCTCCTAATGCCTTTATTTGATTGAAGGTAGCAAAGATAGGATATTTGAATCTTTCTTCGTCCATCATGCAGAGGAACAGGAAGAATGAGTTCATTCCATTATATTCACGACCTCCAAGGTTCACAGGGTTTCCACCATAAGATGTGGTGAACCAACCCATCTTCCAATCTCCTGCCTTCATCTTTTGCATTCGTGAAATCATCATTTCAGAGAAATGCTCTAAAACGTTGTCTGTCTTCATTGCTCTTACTTTTTATATGCAGTTATTTATAACTTCTTGCCATACATTCTTGCTATCTCATCGTAGATATATGCTCCGCTTGTATGAGGACTGCCAAACAATCCAAGAATGCGGTTATCTACAGTGATGCTGTTTGTCTTGACGACAACTCCGTTTTTGATGTGGTCGCAATAAACTTCATTGCCGATATGGTAAAGCTCCATCTTGCGATTATAGCAATCTGTTCCAATGTACTCCTTACTCATGGCGACCTCCTTTCTTTTGAAGTTGCACCCATGCGTGATACATTTTATTGAAGTTATCTAACTTCTGAAGGATTTCATCCTTGCTTAAATAATCACTTATCATGTCTGCATAAAAAACATTAGAATTATTATCAAACATGGTGATATTCATATATTTTTTGTTAACGTATACTGACATGGTGTTGTTATGTATTCTACTAACCTTTACCAATATAGCATTAACTGCTTTCTTAAAGTGAATGTTTGTTCTGTCTAACATTTCATTGCTCTTATTGTGACTAGTTGGTTGGACCAGTCGTTACCTTTTTATCTTTCTATCCGTTATGCCTAAAACTAATATCTTACCGTCTTCTTGCCATTAATATATTCTTCTTGCCATACTTCGTTGTAGTCTGATGTATCGTCTGAATAATAACAAACTACCGTTACTTGCGCAAGACCAGCGTCCAATTTATCGGTTTCGGCAAAGCGTTTATTTTCTGAACCGATGCCAAACGAATACTTCTTAGCCATACGGACTGACTCCCAATAGTTGTTAGCGGCATGGAACTCTATACTTTCATAATCGTCATCCACACTTCCTTTAACATGTTGTTTAAGAGCGACCTCGTACTTTGGCTTAATGGTCTTTCCATAAATATTTTTCATACGCTGTGACTTTACCGCGGTGTCGAGGGCTGTATTTATTAATAAGTAATTCCGAAACCTTCGTTATTGTCATACTTACCGATAAGACAACCGCCACTATTATAGTAGTAAGTTATTCCGTCTTTCTCTTTGGTGTAATCACCTTCTTCCAGACGTTCATTCATATAGTTGTTGAACTCATCGAATGAAACGAAAGCTCGTCCTCTATCATTGAAATCTAATGCTGTCATGATTACTTAACGTTTAAGAATTTAGAAACCTTACTAACAATTCCCTTTGCTGTTGAACATGTTGAAGCGGTTTCAACAGCCACGCTCTTGCCATCCTCCCAATAGGTAATCTGGATTCTCAACTTGTTACCATGGAAGCAGTTAACTACATGGGCTCTAAGATTACCCTTACGAATGTCACCTTCGAAATAGTTATAACCTCCATCAAAATCACTTGTAACTGCTGCTACAACCTCAGCTTTGTTTGATACGTTTATTGTCTGTTTCATTGCTCTTATCTTTTAATTGTTATTTTTTATTTTTGATGGTGCAAAGATAGTCATTTTTTAGCATTTGACCAAATTTTAACCTCATTATTTTTCTTGTTTAACTTTATATAACTTATTGATTACTAGGGTGTTAAATGAAACCTATTTTCCTCTATATAAGGCTTTTTCTGAAAAATGATATAAGGATATGGGGAAGAAAATAGAACAGCTTAGAAAGGCTTATGTGAGATTTTTGCCGTTTCGTTAACTTAACTAATGTTACCGAAAATTACAGGAAGCTAATTTGACAAGAAAAGCGCAAAAACTGCTTTTAACATGGTGTTACGGAGTGTTAATTAGGCGGTTTGTCACCTTTTCTTGTTAGCAACTTCCTTAATTCTCGCACCTCATTCCTTAAATCAGAGTTTTCTTTTCTGAGTTGCGAAATGAGGTGATTATATGATAGCTCTGTTGTCTTATCCATATCACTTGAACTTGATGATGAAAAATTCATGATCCAACCACTTGCCTGGGCAAAGACCTTTCGTCGGCTTGCCTATGGTGATACTCTCAATCTCCTTTTCAATTCGTGGACTATCCTTACGGTATCCGTTGATGAAGAGAACGTGAGTATATTGTTTTGCGATAAAATGGTTACAACGTATCATCAGTTTTAGATAATCAATATCTCCGTTTATCTTTTTATCCATCAAATACTTCGTAGGATTTTTTGCAAAAACATCATAAAGTCGAACTGTCCAGTAACCCTTAATCGTCCGATATTCTTCTTTCTTTTCGCCAGCCACAATCATATCGAACCATTGCTTGCTGACGGTGAGGGTCAATACTTTCTTTTCCATCCTTACACCTCCTCCCAGTCTGTTGCGAGAATAGTCCCAGGAAGTAACCATAAAACTGGTGCAGCTCTTCCTACGCTATTATACATTAATGCCTCTGAACCAAGATAGTTCTTATCAATGTATGCGTATGTGCCGTCCGCAAAAATCTTACGTCTCACTTTCTTCCCCTCCTTCATTCTTCTCAGAGCCTCTGAGAAGTCAAATGTTTCCTTCTTCATCGTTTTTCTTCTTTTTACTTGTTAAACTTATCGCCTTGATGATGCGGTGGTCTCCTGCGTTCTTTCCTATACTTTTCATTCCGCAATAGTAACCCCATCGCCAAAGCCAATACTTGCTACCATAAAATCTTTTATAGTAGTTCATTATCTTCTTTGCTGTTCTTATCTTCATACGCTACTTCTTTTTATTACAAGGACAGCTCTCTGCGTGAATAACACAAACTCCGTGTTTCGTGTCCACAAACAAGTAGTCATGCCCTTTCTTGGTGAATATTTTTATATTAAACTCTTCTTTTTCGTGTGGAGTTCCTATGATGAAAGAAACTCTAAAACCAATTACACCTATTAAGAAAATCAAAATGAGCAAAACGGCTGATTTGATTAAATCTAATATCTTATCCTTCATACGCTACTTATCGAATTTGTTGCCGACAACTACCATATCTTCAGAATGGTAGTGAACTAAGAAATCTTGACCAAAGCAGAAAGCAGCAGCTTTACTATCCCAATTAATATCACCTCTTCTTTCCGCATTGTTATCTTTGTGCATAACTATATCCCCCTCATAGATAGGTGTTCCATTCTTGTCTTTCAGTCCTGTGAACATACAGACTGTTGAAGGGTCAATTTGAGTCCAATACCAAGAATGTTCTTCTTTTTTAGCAATAAGAATACATAGGTTGTAATCCATGTCTCTTTGAAGAAAACCTTCTTTCCATTTTCCTGTTCCAAGTTCTTTAGCCTTAAACTTTATATTTTCTGTTTTCATAAGCTACTTCTTTTTCCAATATTTACCAATTAAATAACCGATAACTCCACCCATAAAAGCTACATATAGAACAGCTAGGGTAAGCACAATATAGAATCCAAACATAACTATTCAAGTTTTACACCGAAGGGAGTTCCGTCGGCAAAGGTGAACCATTCAAAAGCCGTTTCAAAATCAAGACGTTCAACATCTGTTTCGATTCCGTCTGTCTTTATTCTTTGAATAATGAGGTAAACGTCCTTACTGCTTTCTATGACCTTGTATTTAATGAACGGCTCATGTTTTCTTATTTCTTGCCAGCATTCTTCTTCGGTGTTGAATGGTCGGAACTTTGCTTCGCTTTGTTGTTTGATGCGATACTCGATATTGTTCCAATACTCAATCTCTTTCATTTCCGTCCAATCATTCATACCTTGCCAGCTTTTGCTTAATGCACTTGGTTTAGTTCTACATTCAATTGCCTTTCCTTCTGCAAAAGCTTGCAAGAAAGGATAAAATTCTTTAGCTTGATTTCTGTCCATAACTTAGTCCTCCAACTTTATTTGAATGCTATCTAACCATTTCAATACCATGTCAATAGGCACAGATGGATCAAATAGATTCCTTTTTCTATCATACACTTCTCTTCGAATATGAATGATTTCGTTTATTGCTGTTGTTGTGCTCATCGCTTATCCTCCTTTTTTTTTCTGTTTCTTTCTATATGCTTTAATTGCGCAATACTTATGTTGCCATATCGTTTATACATACCTTGGAGATATGCAATATAGCTAGCTAATGTTATTTTATCTGCATTCATATTCTCTTCTTTTTACCACCTGCGAATGCTTGTGTCATGTTTATCGCAGATTTAATATCTTTGTACCTGACACCACAAACTGTTGCCACTTTTTTAATTGCCTCATCCATTTTGAATTGCCTTGCCAAAAACTGATTATTCTTTATCAAGTTGACAATTTCTTCTTTCGAATGAATGCCTTTCCAAAACAGTTCGGTATGACTACCACCTCTGTCGTCATCTACAGAGAACGGAACACCATAATTAGTATAAACCTCTCCGTGATGCTTGATAACGTGGCGACCAGGATTCTTTCGGATATTATTTATCCAAGTTTCATTATCGCATTCGCGCCATTTCTCATACTCTGCCCCTGTCAGCGTTTTGTCAATGCCAAGAGGATAATGACCGGAACACCCATTTGTTCCAAAGTAAATAATCTCTGCCATATTCTCTTCTTTTTACCCTCTCCTGTAAAAGGGAGAGGGTGGTTAGTTACTAAAGCTCATCAAACTCTTTCTGAAATCTCTGTTTTGTTTCATTCAGAAGCTGCTTGAATTTAGTATCAAATTCCATATCAAGCAGTGATAATTTCCGAATAGCATCTGCAAGTTCACCACTGCTTACTTTTGGAGACATACTTAAGAGTACATCTACTTTAGGAATTAAACTCTTTGCTAAGATATTTCCTCTTTCTAATTTTTCTGTATTCATATTACTATCTATTTATTTCCATTACAGGATGGTTATTACTCTACTACTTTCTCTAGGGAAAAATAATCAATTCCCCAAGATTCGTTTACGTCTTTGTAAGATTCTCCGTTTTTCTTTATTTTTCGGATAAGAAAATGAACATTGATTTTATTCTTGCCGAAAGATATAGCATCTTTTAGACGTTCTATGAAAAAGATATTGCCATTTTTATCTTTCACCTTGTCACCTTTCTGAAAAGGTAACAAACTAAGAAAGTCGTTCATTATATCATTCTTCTTTATGCGAAGCTCTAATATTTGCGAATCCAATTTCTTTAAACGACCTTCTACATTATGTAATTCGTTGTATAATTCTATTTCTGTCATATTATTTATATTTATTGCCCGAAGGCGATTAATACTTGGTAATTTCAAATTGGTCGTAAAGCGGTGATTTCTTAACATGAGGTATAGAACCCAATCCGTTGTTACCTGTTACTATCACTATCTCCATATCACCTTCATTATCACAAAGGTCTTGGAGTTGTTGAATAAATTCACTTATAAGCATTCTATCATATTTTTATGCCCGAAGGCAATTAATAATTGCGTATTATCTCAACTTTCCACTCCTTAGAAGAGAACTTCTTTTTGAGGTTTTTAATTAAACTCTCGATCTCTTGAAGAGATTCAAAGGCATTAACTAAATCCCCTACTTGATACCAATAGCCCCATCTGTCTGGTTGCTTATCTATCTCCTTTTGAGTGAGTGGTCTAACAAACTCCCCTTTGATGGTTTGATATTCATTTGGAATTTCAATTCCACCCAAATATCCACTTACCGAGCTGTTACCACACACATTGCTTACTTTAATATACAATTTTGCGTAATAATGTATTGCTCCACCACAAAGACCACAAAAAGAACTAATTTCGATATTCATGAGTCTTTGTCACTTTATCAACCTTGGCGATACGTCTGTAAGACATACCTGTAACTAGTACCTCATCACCAGTAACCAAATCTTTAAGCTCTTTCATACCTAGCCCTCCACGTTATTTGTTGTACCAATCAACTTTGCAGTTTCATCATTATAAGGGAGACAATATTTATAACCACAATTGTTACAAAAAAATGGGAAATACGCTCTCTCATCATAATGAGAAAAGAAGCTTGCTTTCCATATATCAGCATCACTATCACGACATATTACCTTATCGAATGGCTTGAACTCGCACTTCTTTGGCAAGTCCACCACCTTCTTCTTCTCTGCATCCCAGCGTTTGTCTTTCTTAGCCAAAGCATCAAAGAGTTGCTGCTTCTCGGAGTCTGTTGCTGAGCGGAGGCTATAATGAACTTTTGTATTACCATATTCAGCTATAGTAAATTTATCGTCAGCATTATAGAAAGCATAGTAAAAAGCTCTTTCGTCTCCATCTTTATATTCACCTTTTAAGATGAAAATACAATTTGCAAAATATCCACCTTTAATTCCTTTCATAAACACAATATCCCCATCCTTGAACTCGGGCTGCTTCTCAATCTCCAATGTGGCGAGGTTGAGCTTGCCACCACACTCAATTTCTAAGGAATTCATATATATCTTAGTTTCTGTATCTGTCATCTTTCTCCAATATTTAGTTATAAAGTGAGAGATAGGACTATACCTGTTTTGCGATGGTTTATTAAAATACACACCAGAGGAAGTAATAAGGTGTACCGCATTAAATCTTGTATAATCATCACCAACCCATTTATCAAAGACAACTCTAAATCCATCCATAACCAGCACATCACCTTTCTTCCAAGAGAATTTCTCCCAATCATGCATTTCCTTTGATGGGAAGATGATGCATTCTCCACCATCATACATTTTCCCATTTTGCTTGACCGAATGAGCATTAGTGTCTTCTGAGAAGAAGTATACTTTTCCTTTGTGAACGCCATTAAAAGTTATACGACCAAAAGTGGTACTATAAAATTTAAGTAAAAGAGGCTTATCCTTAAGGATTTCCGCTATATTAATCTTTGCTTCCATAACTAAACCAATTTTTGCGTTAAACAATACTGGTAGTAACTCATACTACCAACGTATTTTGATATTTTGGGCAGCTCACCATCATAAGGAGTGACTTTCAAGCCATCAATGAAATCAGCATTCTCAGTTGATACCTCAGTATTATGCTCATTCATAAACACCTTTTGCGCTGACGTAGAATGGCTTTCAGCTCTCAGCTTACCGAGTGAACGCCAAACCTGCTTGCGATGGATAAACAATCCATGCAAAG